GCCTCACTCCGTAAGGAGTGTGGCCCTCGTTTCATTTGTGCTATGCACTGGATTTACCACCGTTAGCCGACCCTTATTGGGGTCGTGATTTGGAGAACAGAAAAATGGATATTAGGCCATCTTCGGTCCCCGGCGTACGGGTAGAATCCGGAATCGACGCGCTTGGCAATGCTGTCTTCGTGACAACACCAGTCCAATCGCAATCTCGGTCTCTGGCAAACTACTTCTCAACCGTCGGTGACCATCGTAAGCCGAATAACTTCCGTTACTCGAGTACTCAGGTCTTTAACGGTACCGGCGTCAGCCGGTTCCAGGTGTCTTCCCCTAGCGGGATCAGACCGATCCTCCAACTCAGTGGCGACGACTTCCCAGTCGCCGGCACTGATCATACGTTGGTGGATGCAGGTGATGAGTTCGCTAGGACGAGGAACATTGCCATCAATAAGCTCTTCACGCGAGTGAAGGGCCGCGATGCCGTTGATACGGGTAGTTCATTTGGTGAAGCAGTCGGTCGTGCTCGTTCTGAGATAGCCTCCTCCTCCAGGAGGCTTGTAAACTCTGCAAACGAGATTGACAAACTGCGTCCCCGTGACTTTAAGGCTTTATTCCCTGGTAAGGGGGTGTTGCCTCTGTCACAAGTGCCCATCGGGGCACTAAAAGTCGGTAGCAACCTCTGGCTCGCTTGGCAATACGCGATTCGACCTGCCATCAATGACGCATGGGCTGCCGTAGGGCACTCCATCGCTACCGATGAGTTCGTCAAGTACGTGTCGGCCAAGCACCGAGGTAGTGGCACTAAATCAGTGGTGAGGCAAGTACGTCCGAATTATTCTCCGGGCTACGTCCTCTCTGCCACTGATGTAACAAGTGTCAATTCTATCGATTTTACTCACGAGAGCAAGTTTAAGATGGCATACGTCATAACTGACATGCTACTTTTTAACCTCCACAGCATGACGACATTTAACCCCGCGCTTATCGCGTGGAATATGATGCCGTTGAGCTTTGTGGTGGACTGGTTCCAAAACGTGAGCGGCTATCTAGAGGCATTGGAGAACTCGATGTTAATCGGAGCTCAACCTCTGTGGACTGTCGAGACGTCCTTTAGATGCGAGAAGTTCAAATCTCTCGCAACCGGTAACGGCTCTTACGATGATGGTCTGGGAACCACCAAATCCTTCAGTACCTTCGGGGAAAATAGGACAAAAGTGGTAACCGTCCGTCGGACTTTCTACGACCGGTCAAGCCCTATCCCCACTACAGACACTTTCTTTAACGCGCCAAAGCTCGGCTCTTCGCGGCTGCTTAGTGCAGCTTCGCTCTTGAGTCAGGTCCTAACCGTTAAAAGAGTGTCCCCGCGTTAATTCGCTAACAACCCCGCTTGCTTCACAGCGAGCTTTTCCTCTTATAGGGAATTTACAATGGCTGCTATCGCAACTATCACCGTCAACGACGGTCAGGCAACTCCGGTTGCTCACAACTTTAACCCCACTGGCATGGACCAAGCCACTGGCACAGCTTACTACAGCGACCGCATCGGCGGGATCCCTATCGGGTACCCCAAGATCACGGTCCGCCTCAGTTCGCCGAAAGCCGGTGCGAAGTCCTCGTCACCAGAGCGATTTTACCGTGGTGTCGTCACTGTCGAGGTTCCTATCTTGGAAGCTCTCTCGGTGGCGGACAACGGTATGTTGCCTGCCCCAACTGTGGCGTACGCGTTGCGAGGTCGTACTGACTTCGTTATTCACGAGCGCGCCACCCTGCAGAACCGCAAGGATCTGCTGGCCTACGTCAAGAACACGCTCGCTCACGCGGTCGTGACCTCCTTGGTGCAGGACTTGGAAGGGACCTGGTAATAATCCACCAGGCTCTCTGTGACTCCCGTTAAGTCGGGCCACTTAAAGGATCTCCTATGGCTCAGTTGCCAGACTATTCAACGGCCTTCAATGGCCTGAATGAGCATATCGCCTTTGCACTCTTCAAGAACCTTGGCTCACCTAGAGCCCTGACTTGCTGGATGCTTTATAAATACGGCGAACACGACCAACTCGTTAAGTTGGATGCTCCTGATCCTTTACTCTACGAAGATGCGGGGTCGTACCTTATAGACTACCAAGCCACGCTCGCTTACCGCAAGTGTGAATTCCTTGGTACCACAGTCGATAAGCGCGACCTTGCTGCCCAGAAGCTAGCTGCTTCTGAGCGGAAGTGCGCCTCTACGAACCAGAGGATCTTGGATCGGAACAGCAGCTGGGATGCTGCTGCGCTTGATAGACACGATGTCATTAAGCGTAAAATTTCCCGTATCCTCGGCTCTTTGGACCTCGATGAGTTGCACGACCACTTCGGGTGGGGTCCCGGTGCTACCGCCACCCTTCCTCGGAAGATGGCGACACCGGTTGATAAGCTCTTAACAAAGCATATCAGTGTTACTGCTAGTGCCTTTCAGACCGCAAGGTCGGTTATTGGCCGCGACCTCCACTGGCTTCGTGCCCGTGGGATTGATGCCGATGGACCGTGTTCACTACTCGAATGTGAATTCGAGATCGTGAATGCTAATAAAGTCACTTTTGTGCCAAAAGACGCGAGATGTGACCGCTCCATTGCGATGGAGCCCACTGCCAATCTGTTCTTACAGAAAGGGATAGGGGCGCTCATCCGTAAGCGGTTGCGTCGGGTCGGGGTTGACCTTAACGATCAATCCAAGAACCAGCACTTAGCAAAAGTGGGAAGCCTGGGTAGCCTAGCTACTCTCGACCTCTCCGCCGCTAGCGACAGTGTTTCGTATCAACTAGTTTCCTCACTAGTTCCTGATGACTGGTGGCTCTGGCTGAGTCGCACGAGGAGCGCTTACTCTGATCTCGATGGCGCCGTGACCCGAAACGAGAAGTTCTCGTCTATGGGCAATGGCTTCACCTTCGAGTTAGAGAGCCTTCTCTTCTATGCGATTTGCAAAAGTGTCGCCCAGTTCGTCAGTGTTTATGGTGACGATATAGTGTGTGACACCGAATCCGTCGAAGCGGTAACGGAGGCCCTACAGTTCTATGGGTTCGACCTCAATAAGTCGAAGTCTTTTTCTGCTGGGCATTTCCGCGAGTCTTGCGGCTCGCACTACTTCAAGGGTATCGATGTCAAACCAATCTATATTACGGTTGACCCTTCAGGGTCCGCAGGTGATTATCATCATCTTTGCAATTCTCTGCTTCACAGCAGGGAGACGCATCGATGGCACCTCGCTTCAGCAGCTTACACAGCTGCTCGCGAGTGCATTATCGCCTGTGCCGTAGGGAAGTTCCTTTCCGTATACAACGGGGAGAGCATCTCTTATCGGGACACCCGCCAACGCGCAGTTATGAAGTTGCGCAACGGCGATTGCACGCTACCGACCGGCATAGCGTATAACCGTTCTGACGAAGTAATTCTTAAGAACGCGAGCTACGCTCGTGATGAGCACGGGGCAAATGGTCATGAAGGGGTAACCCTCCGTGGCCTGCAACTTAGGCAAGAGACCGAAGTCCTACCCTGGGCTGAGGCTTACTATGCTTACACCATGAGGTTCCGTCCGGTGACGCCCATTAGTAACGGGTTCGCCAAATACGGAGGTGCACGATACGTTGAGAAACGCGTCGTGCACCGGCACGCATAAACACTCC